TTGTCCGCCACGTGTTCGTCCAGACGTTCCCGCCACGGGTGGCACGGAACAGCCAGTCGTCATCACCCATGCCATCCATCTGCGCCTTGATCTGCGGCATGAGGAACCGTGGTATCGCGATGTTGCGGGCCTTTCCGTTCTTCGGGGTGCCGAGCATGCTGCCGCCGTGCCCGTCGTCAGTCCATGTGCGGCCTATCCTGGCTCGCCGTTTGTCCGCGTCCACGTCACCGACCTTGAGGGCAAGCGATTCGCCTATGCGGCATCCCGTATAGGCCTGCCATCTGACCAGCAGACCATCCACCGGCTTCCCGATCCTCTCCGCCTCGTCCGCGAGCAACTCGACCTCGCGGACCGAGAGGAACACCATGTCGTCGTCGGAGACGATCTTCGGCACGGTGACCCTGTCCACAGGATTCTCACCGACCCACCCGGCCGAGACGGCGTAGTCAAAGATGCCCTTGAGGACGACTTTCACGATATTGCGGATGCTCCTCGCGCTCAACGGCTTCGAATCACGCCCGTCCGGCAACGCGGCCGGATAACCACCGTCCATGAGCTGGCCGACCCACTCCTGCAGCATGTCAGGGCGAAGCTCACGCAACGTCATGCCACCCCATTGGGGCAGGATGTACAGGCGCAGCTCCCTCGCATACCGGCCTGCTGTGCCGGGTTTCAGATCGACCTTCGACGCGAGCCATTCGCCGGCCACGTCATCCAGGACACGAAGCTCCTGACGGGGATCGCGGTAGCGTCCCCGCCTGATGTCGTCCTCCATGGCCGCGGCATATTCCTGCGCTTCGGCGAGCCTGGCGAACTGCTTCACCCTCTGCACACGTCTACCATCCTTGACGATGGTCCAATGACAACGCCAGCGCATCCCGACCCCATAACGGCTTTTACGCCACTTCTCAGGCACATTGGCCTTCATCGGATCGCGTGAGTTCGCCAAAGAGCGTTTGGCCGCACGACTCGGCGGATTGCCATCATCGTCATTCTTGAGCCACAGGTCATCAATGGTCACTTTCACGGCGCTTCCTCCCACATGTTTTTCGCCCCGGCGCTCGCGGATATGCGGGCACCGTGGCCTTTTTCATTGCATGCACACGCCGGAATCGCGGAGCAGCCGCCGGTAATCCTCCAACACCTGCACTGTCACGCCCAGCTCCACGGCCATCATCCACGTATTGCCCTCGTACACCGTCTCGGCCATGCCATAATCCACCGGACTGATCAACGCCAACGCGGTCTCCCTACGGCAACGGCGCTCGCATTTGATTCCGTATTGGCTGCCGCATCCTGGGTCGTGGTGTCTGGCGTGTATGAGCTCGTGGCACAATGTGCAGCGGCGTTGGAAACCGGCCAGCCGTTCGTCGATGATGATGAGACGGAGCGGATCGTAGTAGAGTCCGCACCTGTCTCCGGCCAACCGGCGTTCCTCGATCCGGACTCCCAATGTTTCCGACCAGGATGTCAGGATGCTGTCATTCACCTGCTTCGGCATCCTCGTTTCTGAAGCCGGTTCCCTCGATGCGCTTCGACCGGCTGCCCGGCGTTCTGGCATGCCGATTGGGCGCGCTGTATTACCTTTGCGAAGTTCTCCCATTTCGTATAGCCCATATACTTCATCAGTTCTCTTGCATGCCAGAATTCCACGCCATTCTCATCCTTATTGAGGAGCGTATCCAAGGACTCGGCGTATCGGGCAATGGTTTCCTTGTCCATATTCATCCTTCCCCGACCATTTTCCTGACGTCGGCAAAATGGTCTATTGCCAATGTTTCCAATGGTTTTTGGTCGGCTTGCCGTTCACTGCTTGGCGGTCTTCACCACTGTGGTGGTGCCCATCGCTGTGGTCTCCCAGCTGACTCCGTCCGCCTTGGTGTAGGTGAAGTCCTTGGTGGCGTCCTGCGAGCCGAGCAGGGACGCCTGCATCGCCGCGGTGTCCCCCTGGCTCGTCCACTTCCAGTCACCGGCCTTGTCCGGCGCATTGTAGGAGCCCTTCCAATACAGGCTCTTCGTATCGCCGTTGTCGCTGACCCACTGGACGGTGATCGTGTCGGCCGTGATTTCGGCCTCCATCCAGGAATCCGTGCTGCCGGAGTTGGTCTGCTTCCACGTGCCGGTCAGATCCGCAGGCTGTTCTACCGGCTTCTTCTCTGCCGGCTTCTTCGTCGTCTGCGATTGGCTCGTACTGCCGGCGTCGGCGGTTTTGGCGTCGTTGGCGTTGCCGCACGCGCCGAGCCCGAGAACGAGCAGGGCCGCGACGGCCGTTGCGATTGTCTTCCTGTACATGGTTTCCTTCTTTCCTTGGTTGATTTGCATTAAAAATTCAATCTCTTGGCGTTTCCGCTTCGAGTGTCTTGTTCGAATCGTCGTTGGCAGCCACGCCGAAATCCTCCGGACGGGAAGCGATACGGTCAACCAGCTCATCCGTGACCCGAAACTCACGCTCGCGGGCCTTTGCGCGGTTAGCACGGTCGACAAATTTTTCAGCCTCTTCAATGAGTTCATGTGGATTGATTCCGAAGACTTCTGAAAGTTGAGCAATTTGCGTCACCTTTATGTCGCGCTCATTTTTCAGCATTCTGATTAGAGTGCGCTCCGGCACGCCAGATTTCTCCGAAAGATCTTTAATGGTTAATCCTGCTGCAGATCGTTCTGCGGCAATTGCCTTTGCGGTCGCTTCATTAATGTCCATATGGACAGTATAGCAACTGAAATTCTGCTATTAACTGTCCATTTGGGCGTGTTGTACTTGCGTACTGCCCAAATGGGCACTACCATGCAAAGCATGGACAGCATGAAGTACTCAGCAACAGTCGCAAGACGAGTTGGCAAAGCTCTTTCCCGCGCAAAATTCAGCATTTCCGAAGCATCGGAGAAATCAGGAATTCCACGAGTCACATTGACAAGGAGGCTCAAGTATCCAGCGTCATCGCCATTCACGGTTCGTGAATTGCATCAAATTTCAGAAGTCGTTGGATGTGACGTCAGCGACTTCTTTGTCAAAGAAAAAAAGAGTGAATTTGTTAAGCGCTCGCCGACGGAAGCGATCGAAGAACAGAATCAGGCGCTTACCAATGCATGAGACGAATGAATCGAAAGGAGAACCCGAGATGAGTATCAACATTCCGGCCGAGGCGCCGGTCGAGGAGCCGACCGCAGTCGGCCGTCTGCTCGACGTCAGCCCGCTCGGCGGAGAGGTCATCGACCGGGGCGAGATGCCCATCACCCTCAAGCCGGTGTTCAACCCCGACGACCATGAGCCGGTCGCCGGAACCCTGACCATCGGCGATGGACTCGGCAAGCGGGACATCGCCATCAGCCTCCCGGAGCTCCTCCGGCTCCGTGAGCGGCTGAACTTCCTCACCGAGACCATCCTCGACGCGAATTTCAAGCAGGCCGGTATGCGAGGGAGCTGCGCCTGTACATGACCGAGTCCATCCTCGACGCGAATTTCGAGGCTTGAGACGAATGAATCGAAAGGAGAACCCGAGATGAGTATCAACATTCCGGCCGAGACACCGGACGAATCCATGAACCCGATTTCCGTTGAGGAGTTCGAACGCCTGCACCCGGCGATGCTTGGCGCGATAAGGAAAGCCGTCCGCAAGGAATTGGAACTCTCTCACGCGGACGGCCGAACGTCAGCTGATGTTCAGCGCACGTTTGATCTTCAACTGGTCGTTCCGGATGTACCGCTGGTATTCGGCGATGCCCTGCACGGCATCGGCCAGCAACACGATGGCCTGCTGAATGTTTCCGGATTGTGCGTAGGTCTTCGCTTCATCAGCGGAATTCACTGGATCGCGTTGCATGTTATCACCTCCCTTCTTTGCGCGGGTCTGCTCATTCTCCCACTCGGCAGGAAGGCCCTCAAACGAGACACGTCGGAAAAGCAATCGGCGCTTACCAACGCATGAAAGGAGCGGGCGCGTGATGGATGACAAAGAGGTGTTCGCCGCATTGGATGCGGCGTTGAAGCCGATGAACACGACGAAGGACATCGCGGACAACTGCGGCATCAAGGAAGGCACCCTGGCGTACTGGCGTAGCGCGGGCATCGGCCCGAAGTTCGTGAAGGTGGGACGAATCGTCATGTATCCGAAAGAGCAGATGATCGCCTATTTAGCGCAACACCTGTACCAGTGCACGGCCGAATACGAGGAAGAGGAGGGTGCGCGATGACCGACAACAACTGGCGTACCGATACCCCGTGGCCGGATCCATGGGAAGAAAAGGAGGACAAATGAACGACATCGCAGCAAGGCGTTCGCTCGGTCACATCGTCGGATGCATCGACCTCGACGTGACCGACCTCGTGGACATCGTTATCGACACCATCAACAAGGAGCTGTGATGGAATCAATGCCTTTGGCTGTTGGTCAGGCGCTGCTCGATCTCAGTGTTGCGTCTGCTGCCCAGTTCGGTGGTGTATGTGACGTGTACAGTGACGCGGCATGTTCCGAAGCCGGCAAAGTAGAAGCCGTTTCCGGAGTTGATGGCGTCGATCTCGGATTGGTCTTTGATTATCTGCTTGGAGAAGAACTCGCTTTCGAGCGCGATCTCGCAGAACGGCATTGTCTTGTCGACGCGCGCCTGCGTAATGGTCTGGTCTTCAAAGCGGACGAACACATGAACGTCTCGTGCGATGTTGCCGCAATCGTTGACAAGAAAGACGGTGGAAGTTTCTCCATCGTACTCGACCCTCCACTTGTAAACCGTCTGGTCGGCGGTGACTGCCAACGCCCGTTGGCTGATCGCGTTCGCGTCTGCTGCTATCTCGTTCGCTTTGCCGGCAAGGTCGTTGGCGTGTTCGGCGATCCCCTTCGAGTCGGCGGCGATCCCGTTGGCTTCTTCCGCCGAGTCGTTGGCGTCCTTGGCGAGCTTGTTTCCAGCATGCGTTTGGAACAAGGCGACACATCCGGCGACACCGCCAACCAATCCCGTGACGGCGCCAACGACGCCGGTGACCACATTGATGTCCATTCCACCGATTCTACGGACGGAGGCGAACGATGAAGGTTCTTGCCCGCATCATCCTGCACCAGCTGATCTTCGCGGTGTGGCTACTGGCCATGTGGGTGCTGTATTGCACGCCGGCCTGCACTCACCCGATCGAGCATCTCATCGCCTTGCCGTTCGCGGTGCTCATCCCGACGGCCGTCATCATGTGTCGCCTTGCCGCTTCCCCTCGCTTCATGCGATGGCTGGACGGGCAACGGCAGTGAAGGACTTGGACGGTTCCGCACACATTGCGGCATGGACGTGGTTCGTCATGCGCGGCCATGCCGGAACCGCCCACGCGTCAAGGAAAAGACGTTAAAACCAGCCGGACGGGTCATCTTCTCTCTTCTCCTCCAGTCCGGCCTTCGCCGGGGCCCGCGACAGGATGCGGGCGCCATGGATCGGCGTGTTCAGGTCACGCCGGCGGTTGGATGCGCGGTTCGAATCCGTGTCCCGGCACGACATCAATCCAAAGGAGGCAAACGTTGCCAAGCAAAACACCAAGCAGGCCGGAAGGTGAGAAGTGGTTCGAATGGCCACTCACACCCGCCAGCGTCGGCATGACGTCCGCCGAACTGATCGGCGAACTGTACGAGACCATATCCGTGCTCAACCGCGACCGCGGCTGGAACCTCACCATGGTTGCGCCGGCGCGCTTCGGCGAGGTCGTCATCG